GCATCGCGCGTGCTCTTGAGCAGGTATTGATGCGTGCCAACCATTTCCGGCACGCCGCGGCTCTCAAACAGCGGACGTGCCTTGTATTCACGACGCAGATCGACGTAGCAGCCGCCGTCAAAGTAGTAATCGAGCAAGCGGTTGACGAACACGAGTTCCTTGTCCGCTTTGCGGCGATCCTTGCCGACCAATGACGGATGCAGGATCAGCTCTTGCACGGCAGGATAGCCTTCCTCATCGACGGTCTGCACGGTGATGCGCAGCACCTCATACCAGGTCTGTTCGCGATTGCGATAGCGGGCGGTGAAGGTGTCGCGGGCGGGCTCGTTCAGGATGCGCTCGACACTGGCGGCGGTGGTATTGAGCACGGCAGAGGTATCGACAACGGGCTTCGGTCCCATGTCCAGCAGGGCGTCGATGGCTTCCTCGTTCCAGCCGTCGGTCTTGGCTTTGGCTTTGATCTCAGGTTCGGTGTATTGCTCGACGTGCGCCACCCACGGAGCGCGGTCCACCTGGCCGCACCAGTGCGGGTAAAACACATCAATGCCGGGCAGGTAGGCGCGGACGCAGGGTTTGCCCGGTTTGCGATACGGCGCGGTGAAGGTCACGCTGTCCTCGGTGCGCAATTCACGCGCCACACGCCGCGCCCGCACGGGCGAGAGCAGCGGGTGACGGCGGCGGATCATCGCGACGATGGGCGCGACATCTTCCGCCCGCAGCAAGTCGTTCAGCTCGGCCTCGGCAGCATCGGCAATGGCGAGCTGCTGCTCGGGTGTGAGCAGTTCGCCATCGGCGTCGATGGGCTGCATGCCTGCCTCGGCGGCTTGCAGGCGGGCCTCGGCGAGTTTGGTTTGCGTGTGATCTTGCACCAGATCCTCAATGCTGAGCGTGACCTGCGCCGTGCCCATGCGCTGCTCCCAGCCGACGTGCATCACGGCATGGCCCCAGGTGTGCTTGATCTGCCGGGCGAAATTGCGCTCGCGCCACAGCTCGGCCCGCAGGCGTTGCCGCGTCTCGTATTTCATCAGCGTCTCGACCTTCTTGGACGCGGCCGCATCACTGGCCTCCATGGCAATGACCTGCACCTTGGCGCTCTCGATCGCCAACATCTCCAGCATGGTGAGCTGGTCGATGGCTTCGCCTGCCAGATGCACGCGGGAATCGGCGGAGCCCTCGAAGGGGAACACTTTCTTGCCGTAGTTCGCGGCATGCTTGCGCCCATCCTGCGACTGCCCGGCCCAAACAGCCAGCGCGGTGCGCTCATGGTCCTGCATGTCCTGAATCCACGGCCCGAGATCGGTGAGCGAGAGCGTCATCTCGTCGATCACCCAGGTGGGATCGAGCGTTTCATCGGAGGCGACGACGTAGGTTTCGCCGGTTTCGAGGTCGGAAGTGAGCATGGCCGTGCGGGCAGGAATGGATCAAAGCAGCCCAAACTCCCGCAGCACAACGGCCTCATCATAGCGGTAAGCCGTCATGGTTGGCAAGAGGATTCTAGCCGGGCTGTCCTGCCGGCAGATGATCTTCCGCGCCGTGTGCTCGCCAATCCGAGCCCGCCGCGCATGCGCCATCACCTCCGCCCAGGTGATCAAGGTTTTCAACGCGGGCTTGCTTGGCGCTTTGGCGGCAGCGGTGGGTTTTGGGGTGGTGGTCATGGCTTTGTCGAGGTGGAATTGCGGTAAGCGATCATGGCGTCGGCAGTGCGGTGCAGCATCAGTGGATCGTGCCCATGACGGCCTTCCATTGGGCGATCAATGCGACCGACTTTCCACGGCTCGCCGTAGTCGGATGTTGGTGTTGTTGGTGTGTCGCTCACAGTCTGATTGTCTCCTTGTTTGATTGTCTCAATAACTCCCGCCCCTGACGATCTCCAAACCCGCGGGCGGCACATGCTCCGGCCCGGCGAGGCAGAAGTAGCGCCACACGTCCACGGGGTCTTTGCAGGCTTCGTCTTTGCGTTTGGTCTGCTCGGCGTAGTCGGGGATCGTGAAATTCTGCAAACCAAAAATGGTGTTGGTGCATTCGCGGTTCACGCGGGCTTTGGGCTGCATGAGGATGGTGGTGGCGAAGGCATCGCGCACGAGGGCGAGCCCTTCCTGCACGCGCACACCTTCGGGCACGAGGATGGTGAAGCCATTGGGCAGGTCGTAGAACTCCTGCTGGATGGTCGCTCCGGTGGCTCCGCTCTTCCACTGGCTCCAACGCGGATCGCCATACGTCTCGAACGGCTCGGCGCACAGGATGGCATCGCCGCTTTTCACGGGATGCTGCACGGTGCGGCCCTGCCACTCGCCGCCGGTTTCCTTCATCTTCTCCAGCAGGCGATGCCGCATCTGCCACACCAGCTCGGCATACTGCTCGAAGTTCCAGCCGAGACGCAGCTTTTGCGCCGGGCCTTCGTCGCCATTCATGCGGTCCTTTTCGCTCATCACAGCCCACGGGCCGGGCATCATGTCGTCGATCGCAATGCTTTCACACGGCCATTCCTGCGCCTGCCAGAACCGCCCCATCGGATCGACGATGAACCAGCCGATGAAAAACGGCTTGGCCTCCGCGCCGTCGATGATCTCGTAGAGCGTGCCATCGCGAGGCAGGTCTTTCCAATCGCACAGGTGCTGCTCCGGTTTCCACACGGCCTCGAACTCGCTGCGGCTGGCGGCCTCGGCGTCGCCGTAGAGCTTGATGCGGACGGTCTTCTCATCGGCTCCAGCGTAGTCCTTGGAGAGCTGGGGATAGACGTTGACGTATTTGTTCGCGGCGGTGTGCAGGTAACAAACCAACCGGGTCGGCTCCAGCGGATACGCGATCTTGGGCACACGCGGATCTTTGCAGCCGCCCTTCGCCGCCAGCTCGGGGGCAATGACCTTGAACTTGTCGGGCTTCACCGCGCCCTGCATGAAGTAGCGCACCGTCGGCGTAAAGCCTTCCTCGGGCGTGTAGGTGATGAGATGCACGCCGTGCATGAGCGCCCCGAGCAGCTCGCCATGCGGCCGTTTGGCACCGGGCACGCCATCCGCGAGCGGCACGAGGTAGCTTTGCAGCGCCAGCATTTGCTTCCGGTGCTCATCGCGTTGCGTTTCGATGGCTCGCGAGGCGAGACGATCCTTCAGCGCTTTGACGTGATCGACGGGAATGCCTTCGTCCGACCACACAAACGTGAGCGCGTAGCCCCGGAAGCTCTCCAGTTCCTGCGTGAAGAAGCGGAACTGCACCATGCCGCCGCCGGTGTAGCGCTCGCCATTGGCCCCGGTGACGATGAGGTAACGGCTGAACTGGTTATCGGTGAACTTGCCGCCGCTGAACTTCGCCTTCTGGTGCTTATCCTGCTTGATCTTGCCCGCCGCACCGCCCAGAGCCTCGGGCGGCAGGAACGACTCGATGGGCTTCTGCTGAAGGTTTTGCGAGTCCTCCTCGCGACGGCTCATGCAGAACACCGTGGCCTTCTGCGCATGCTTCCAATGCTGCACCGCCAGCGAGGCCGCCACATGCGTTTTGCCCGCACGAATCCCGCCGCTCACCAGCACCTCCAGAACGCGCCCTGGATGCTCCAGACGCTTCCGGCACAGCTCCAACAAGAACAGCCACCAATCCTGCGGCACCCAGCCCTGATCCAGCGGTTGCTCCGCCATTTCGCGAATCGCATCCGCCCGCGCCGCCACCGCCTCCGCCGCGCCTTCCTCGCCCAGCACCAGCAACTCATCCAGCGCCAACGGCTCAATCACCGGATGCGCCTCTTGCCCTGCATGCAGAGCTTCAATGACAAGCTGGGTGTCGGGTGAGATCATGGGTGATGGGGATGTTTCCGGTTTTGCGGGTATTATGCGGAATGGCGGTTGGAATAATTACCGTTCAGCATATGCGGCCACCCCGCGTTGGAGGCGACTGAGCCGGGAGCGATTCAGTGCGCTCGACGGTCTTCTTTGTGCGTTTATTGAATACAGTTTGAAGGTGTTCCTTCACCACGGCGGTTTGTGCTTCGGTCAGTGCTCGGGGGGTTTGCACCTCAAACAAGCCTTGCAGCCAATAACAAAAGTTTTCGGGGGTCATAATGTGATAAGGTTGATGTTTGGACTTTGATGCTGAACAAAGAAAATGCAGGCCGCGGCTCGAAGATCATCTGTCGTGCAAATCAGGCTTGGCGCTCGCCGTCGCCTGATTTTCGACGGTTCTGGCCTGAGACTATCAGCGCATCGTTCACTGCATCGCGTTTCGTGCGGCAGTATCCGCGTGAGACGATTCGACGCCCTTCCTTGTTGGTCCATTGCCAGACCTTGCGGCCTTCGAGTCTGATTTTCTTGATGTCCGTTTTCATGGTTTTAGTCCGTAGATGGTTCCGTTCTCATCGACCAGTCGATACCCTTCATCTTCAGCGTTGTGGGGTCCGATGCAGTCACAGTCGGCGTAGTGTTCCAGGTGAACAGCGCACCAAGGCTCTCCGCAGCATTCACACTCGGGGAGTTCATGCGCGAAGACAATACGAACGCGCTCCACTGTTCCGCCATCGCTTGCGCGATGCCCTTGTATGTCTTGCTCCGCTCCTTCCATCGGTTTTTGCTTGGCGCGAGTTTGTTCTGGCCGCTTGGCGTTTGGTTTTCCCACCTTCCGCTTTCCGGCTTTTGCAGGACGTTGGTGGGGTTGAGTGCTGGCAGGTTCTTGAGCCATAGGCATGTGGTTTTCGATTCAGGGTGTCCGTATTGCCACGGGTGAACCACGCAGTCAGGTTTGCGGATGCGTGTGGAGATTGCGCCCACTGGATTCTCTAGTGCGATGTGCGGCACATTTGCGCCCATCAGTGAGCGCACGAACTCTAGCGCATCCTCGGTTAGCTTTGGATCACGCAGTCCTCTCACCGTCCAGTGCATTCCAGACGAGCACAGATAGGTGCATGGCGGGAAGGCTATCAGGATGTCCCATTGCCGACTCAGTAGCTCCGCCACATCGCCAGTGTGATGTGGGCCAGGGGCATCAGTCGGTAGGAGATCGCAAGACATAGCATCATGCCCGAGAGCAATGAAGCTGTCACGCACTGCACCTGAATACTCGCACGCCACCAATACCCGCAAAGGGCCAGAACCAGACGGTGATGCCAATGACTGCCGCGTTGGAGTCATTGGCGAGGCGGAGCTGGAGGGCGCGGCATTCATGGCATACCTTGGTCGTTGGCGTGCATTTCCCTTCACAGTTCAAAACGGGATGTCATCGTCCTCCATGCCGTCGGCCATGGGTGCCTCGCTGCCGCCGGTCACGGGCGAGCCTGCGGCGGGGCGGGCGGTGCGCTGGCCACCAAGTTCAAACTCACGGGCATTGCCGAGGAAGTGCAGATTGGGAGGCTGCGGGCTTTCGCGCTCGGCTTTGGTGGTGCTTTCTTTGATCCAGTGCGTGTTTCCATACTCGTCTTTGCCGTCCTTGTTGGGCACGATGTCAATGGAAAGGCCGAGCTTGCCCGATTTCTCGGAGCGACGGATGCGCGAGTCCTTGAGCACGATGACAAGGCATTCCTGCGGCGTGCCAGCGCGGTCTTTGATCTGCATCAGATGCGCTCCTTGCAGCTTGGCGGGGTCAATGTAGGCGTTGAGTTTGTTGGGCATGGTGGGTGTCGGTGTGGTGTGTGGGTTGTGGGTGAATCAATCTTTGAAATCGGCGTCCCAGCCGTCGTCGGTGCGTTTGGATTTGCCGGAGGGTTTGCTGCGGGGCTCTTTCTTGGGCACGGCGTAGCTGCCAAACTGCCAGTCGCGCCAGTCGGTGCTGTTGAGTTTGGGCATGCGGCTGCTGAACCAGGTGCGCCAGTCCTCGAAGCGCACATGCAACTCGGGTGTCGGGCCGCGGCGATTCTTGCGGACGTAAATTTTGGCGTCCTGCTCGTAGTCCTCGCGGGGCCAGCCGCCGTCTTCCTCGCCGTATTTGCCACCGCTGCTCCAGCATTGCGGGTTGCGCTCGCGACGCGGCTCGACGGCATCGGCCCAGCCTTTCTTCTTCTCCTCGCTGAGCGTGTGCCAGCCGAAGAAATACGGGTCGCGATGCAGCATCCACACGTGGTCCGCATACCACTCAATGGCGGCGCTGCCGCTCAGATCGGCGAGCACGGGCGGCTTGCCTGCGTTGCGGTCGGTTTCGCGGTTGAGCTGCACCATGAGGAGCACGGTGAGCTTGTAGAACTTCTTGACGAATTGCAGCGTCTCCATGACCTCGACCAGTGCCTCGCGCTCGTCTTTGAGGCCGCGCTTGCTGACGGCTTTGATGAGGTGCAGGTGATCGACGACGATCCAGCGGATGCCGTGCTGGCGTTTGGCGACTTGCACCTGGCTGCGGATGTCGGCGGTGGAGATGGCGGAGCCGTCGGAGATGAGCAACGGCGCGGTTTGCACCTGGCGCACCTTCCCCTGCATGGCGTCCTGATCGGCGCGGGAGAACATGCCGGTGATGGCTTTGCTGGTGTCGATGCTGGCACCGCCGAGAATGATGCGGTCGTAGAGCTGCACGCTGCTCATTTCGGCGGAGAACACGAGGCCGGGCACGTTGCGCTCGACGGCAAGGTTGTGGATGAGCGTGGTCGCCATAGCGGTCTTGCCCTGGCCGGGACGGCCCGCGATGACGACGATTTCGCCCTGTGCGTCATCGAGTCCGTGCACGGTTTGATCGAGCTCCAAGATGCCGGTTTCGAGGCCCATGATCTTGCCACGATTCGCGATGGTCTGCTCCGTGCGCTCGACCCAATCAATCACGCCGCGCCGCGCATGCACGGGGCCGGTGGAATACTCGCCGGAGGCTTGCAGCGCCTGCACGCATTCAAACACGCGGCTCTCCGCGCGACCAACCACGGCCGTGATGTCTTCGTCATTCGTTTCCGTGCCGTGATGCAGGCACTCGTCGATGCTTTCGGCGCAGGCGTGAATGGTCTGCCGCAGCGCCCATTTCTCACGCATGATGTGCACGTAATGCGGATAATGCGCGGCGATCGGTGTGAAATCGTAAAGCTCGCTTACGTGCGCAGCGCCGCCCACTCGCTCGAGCTTTTCCTGATCACGCAGCCGGTGTGTCAGAGACACCGGTTCCACCGGCAGGTTTTTATCCAGCATGTCCAGCATGACCTCGAACAAGGTGCGGTTGCCCGCGTGGTAAAACGCCTCGGCCGGCAGCTTGGCGCGCACTTCGGCGATGCGCTCCGGATCTTGCATGAGGCAGGACAGCAGCCCTTTCTCTGCCTCATCGGAGAAGGGAAGGGCGCGGTTGATTTTGGCCAGCCGCTCCTCGGTGGTCACGGCGCGGTCTTTGGCAGGTTGATCACTCATGCTGCCTCCTTCCCATGCTCAGCGAGCCAGCGGCGGATCTGTGCCTTGTCACTGGCGACCATTTGCGGCCAGCCGGGCACGGTGCCCTCCCAGCCATCACCCCAAAGGGCGGTCATGGCCTGCTCGTAGCCGTCCGGCGGAAGCTCCACCGTGAGCGGCGGCGCTTCTTTTTTCGCGCCAAAGCTATCCGAGAAGGCTTGGAAGGGTGTCTTGCCGCGCAGATCACCACCGCGATCCTGCTCCTTGGCGAGCCAGTTGGTGACGAACTTGCGCCAGTTGCTCTTGCGAGCCTTGGCCTTGTTCGCCTTCAACCACTGCTCCATGGCAAGCATCTGCCGCCGGATGTCGCAGGCCGGGTAAGCGCCCGCCAGCTCGTCCATGAGCGTGTCCGTGAAACCCGTCCAACCCGTGTCCGGTGCCCAGGCCAAGTCTTCCACCGCCGCCCCCCTTTTCTTTTTTTCGCCAGAACCTTCTGGGGTGGCTGCGGCGGAGCCTTCGGGATCATCGGCCGTCGGCTCAGCACCGTGAGGTGCGAGCAAGAGTAGATTGGTTGCTGGTTGTTGGTTGTTGGTTGCTGGAACGTGCGCGCGAGGCATTGCATTGGACCCTGCATTTTGGATGCGTTCGCTATGCGTCTGCATTGCGTCCGCATTGCGCCTGCTCTTCCAGCTTTCGTCCGCTGCCTTCTTGGCTTTGGCCTGCTTGTCGCGGAAGTCGGCGATCTCTTCGAGCACGCGTTTCTGTGTCCAGCCGGACTCCTCACGAGTGAAAAATTCATCGCGAACAGCCAGCACGGCCTTCTGTTCGGCCTTGTCGAAGGCTCCACAGAGCCGGAAAAGCACCTTTTCATCCTCGGGCAGCGGCTTTTCGGAGGCATAGCACCAGTCGAGCATGAGGGTGAAAGCGCCGTGCTCCAGGATGGAGAGGTGCCGAGTGTCCTTGGCGTAATCGCCGATGTGTCTCCAATACTTGTGCATCAGGGCAGGGGAGTGAAGTGTTTCTCGAGCCAAACGCGGCTCATGACGCCATGGCCGCCGGTGTCGAGGTTTTGGTAATCGACGGTGCCGCGGGTGACGTAGGTGAGGCGGACGCGCGTGCCCGTGGCATCACGCCAGATGGCACGCACGACGGGAACAG